CTCGAGTAAGCGAAACCCCTTTGCTAGCGCGCCCTCAATGTCTTCGAAGGTGCTGCCCTGAGCATAATAGTCAACCAGTGTCTTTCCACGGTCCTCGTGGACTGGCTCTTCTGTAGACGCAAGGATGTAGCCTGCCGTAACCAGTGCTCCGACCACAATCAGCGGTTCCATTACGTAGTGTCCTTACTTTTTTGGGGCGCGAACAACGATGGGACAGATGCTCCAAGCACAACTTCGTCGTGATAGCGCAGACGGTTTACGTCATCATCTGTAATCCGCTTGTTCATCGGAAACTCCATCAGACATGCGTAGTGGAAATACAGGCAATACATTCCACACTCCGACTCCTTGAACTGATGTCGCGTAGTGTTGTAGGTCAGCTTCATCGGTGTTTCGTTGGGGTGAATCGCATCCCACTGATCCTTCCAGCGAAACATCAATCGCTGAATCTCCTTCTCCGGCTTGCTCGCGTAGGAGTCAAAGTAGGTCATGCGAGGATACTGCAGCTCATCTCGCATGTCGAGGAAGGCGGCAATCCAGTGTTGGCCCGGTCCATCGTGAACATCCGTATTGAAGACGATTCCAATACGCCGAATTCCCTTCTTGTAGAGGGTGGTCAGCTTCATCGAGCACAGCGTAGACACGATGCACTTGGACATCTCAGACTTCAGGTCGAAATCAATCGGTACACAGCCTACGAAATGATAGTCTTGGATGACCTTCTCGTATTGACGCTCAACCTTATCAATATCATCGGACGACAGCCACTCGGTCGGGTTCTTCTTCCATGAACTCGGTGCACGAGGCCGCTTCATCATCGAGCTAACAATGCAGGCCGGTGCACCGGTCTTACATTTCGAATGAAGGCGGCTCTTCAATTCGGACCATATGGCGGTAACACCCCGCTTCTGGATTTGAGGTTCAGTTGGGTGCTCTTTGTTGTAGACGGTTCTCAACCGCTCAATCTCATCTTCGTCGAAGAGCATCTTGCTTAAAACGGATACTTTCCTTGCGAGGTGAATCATCTTCACAATGGACGCTCTTAAGGCAATCCTCTCCAAGTACATTCGCATCAACAAGAACCTATCCGAGCTGAATGCTCAGGCATCTGAACTTCGCGACAACAGGCGCACGGTCGAGTTGGATCTCGCAGCCCTGTATGCACATGCAGAGTTACCAGACCAAATTCATCTGAAGGAGTCTGAACTAATGTTTAACGTCAAGCGCCCAAACAAGTGGAAGAAGGGCTGGACACTGTCGAAGAAGGACCTGGAACTCTATCTCAAGGATATTCTGGGTGACCGTGGGTCTGAGGTGATGAAGGAGATTGTGCGTCGTCACGAGCCAAAGCTGATCGCAGACGACTTCGGCTTCGAACTGAAGTCATCCGGGTCTTCCTCCGACACCATGTCCGACAAGTGAGTGCTTGACCGCGACACCTTTAGAGTTCCAAGACGACCATAGAGTCTGGCTAGACCTGCTAGACCACATCCACACACAGCAATTCCAACGATAGCAACAATCCCAATTGGCTCCATTACTTTTTCGGTTGCGGTTGCTTGTAGACCGTTTTTAGGGCTTCGTCAATTTCGCGAAGGAGTTTGGTCATATCTCGTATATGACGCGACGCCTCAAGGGTGTTTTCAGCCGGCAAGAATCCATGCTGGACTCGAGTCACTGCGACTGAGAGTAATTGCTGCTGTTCGACCACTTGAAGCGCCAATGTCGAGAGCTGTTTTCGCATCAATGCCGAGATATGTAAGGGACGGAGAAAATGTTTAAACTCCGTCATCCTCTCGCGAGGTGAAGTATTCTCGCATCTTCGATTCCACAGCCTTGTCGGTAAGCTCCCAGACACCGTCTGCGTTAGGTTCGACAATCGACCGCACATCGCGCACTCCATTGAGAATCTTGTGCCGGTCCACATACTTGCGGTTCTTCGCAGTCCCGTGCCACAGATGATATACCGTGCCGGTTGCACAGGCTAGCTTAGGCAAGACCATTTGCGAATACTCCGTGTAGGACGGAACCAGTGACGGGTGAACGTATCCCACTGGGAACTTTATGTTCATCCACGCAGCTGTCGACATCGTATCTCCGCTGCCCGTGATTCCATGCGTATAGAACCCAACTTCCCTGAACCACTTTCGCTGGAAGGCCCACGCAAATCCTGGATGATAGTTGTGGTTGTAGAGGTTGAGGCGGTTCATATACGCAACCGATAAGCGTGTTTGGACCAGCTTCGTGTAGGTGCTATCCAGCCACACGCAGGATGCGAACGGTTGAACGACTTCATAGGTTGTGAGCAGGCGTGAAACCTCTTCATACCAACCGGGATGTCCGAAGATTACATCGGCATCCATGAAGAGCAGCTTCTTGTAGTAGCAGGGAATGCGCTTTTCCAGCAAGCCACAGAGCACCTCCTTGTGGAACAGCACGCTGTTTCCCTTCACATGATACGCATCGGCGAGTTCAGGCTCGTGGTCATCGAACGTTAGTTCAAGCGTATAGTAGGGTATCTTCGCAAGCTTCAGCTTTTCGACAGTGTAGAAGTAGTTCATGAGCATCTTCTTGGAACGCGCCGGGTTGAAAAACACGAAGCAAACCGCCATATCTTTGCGCTTGGGGATCTCGTAGCGACAGGCTGCGACATCTACAATACAGGTTTCAAGTGGAGGGGCTGTTTCAGGGGTGCGGACGACATTATATGCAAATGACTGGATCTGTCCCATTACTTATACGTTGCGTTTTCGATATTGGCCTTTTGCTCGAGATACTTCTCTTGTAGCCGGCGCATCTTGCGCTTGCGAGAGAGGGCATACATACGCTTGTTCTGCTTCTTAGTCTGGTACAGTGACTTCACTGCCTTCTTGATCCCGAGGAAACCACCGCGGACCCGACGTGTCTTCATTGTTATGAGCGGATAAAAACGAATTTACCCGCTGGAGGAGAAGGGAACTCATGTACTCGCCTTACAATGCCTCCAATCGAACCTTTACCGAAGATGATATCCACCGCATTGTTCGCCGTCACGGACTCCCTCATTATCGCGTGTCTAACCGCCGCGTCTTCCAGACTGCAATGGTTCACACTACCTACGTTAGACGCTCTGAATACACCACGCCTGATGGAGAGCCGGCCACACTTGCCCCCTGTCCCTCCGGCGTTATGCCCCTCCAAGACGAGAGCTACGAATGTTTGGAATTTGAAGGCGATGCAGTACTCGGCGCCTGTATCGCGACATATCTACGCAAGAAGTTCCCCGAGAAGAAGCAGGGATTCTTGACGGACGCCCGTAAGGAGCTCGTCAACAATGACCGTATCGGGGGGCTGTCGAAGGAGTTGGGATTGAATAGGTTCTACGTGATCTCTCGTCATAACGAGGATTCTGTTACGATTGCTGGCCGAACCAATACCAAGAAGCTGGGCGACATCTTCGAAGCGTTCTTGGGTGCGCTGTGGACAGACTGTGGAAACAGGTTCAATATCGTGTATACCTTCGTGACCACCGTGATGGAGGCGTATCTCGACGTGGATGAGATCGTGAACTCGGCCACAAACTTCAAGGACCTCTTTCAGAAGTATTGTCAACGTGAGTTCAAATGCACCCCGGAGTACGAGATGCGATCCAATGACCCGAAGAAGAATGAGATTGTGGTTGCGGTCATGGTGGTAGGAAAGGTCTATGGGATTGGCGCAGGGACCACGCGCAAGAAGGCAGAGCAGATGGCATGCCAAGAAGCCCTTACACGAGTCGGGGCAGTCGTTTCCGCCTGAATGTGCCACCCTTATGCTTGCCTGATTTGTCTACCACCGTCCATTCACCCAGTCCATCATCAACCGTATCTTCTGGTTTGACGGTTGCTTTCTTGATACCCTCCATGACTGCTTTGACTTCCGCTGGGGCATCATTGGGAATCTCAAGTGGTTCCCTCTTCTCTTCTGCCATCACCTCCTCGGGTGTCAGATCGAGCTTCGTAAACGCTTTTGGTTCTTTACTATGCGATGTCTCCAATAGTTTTTTAGTTTTGTCGTCGAATTCGTATTGCTTATCTCCACCTCCAGCCGTTGGTGCGGCGGGAGCGGCGGACGGGGCTGGTGCGGGTTTCACCGGATACATACGCGGATCATCGTTCCGACGTTTCTTTTCAGCCCAGTAGTGTTCGGCTTGTTCGATCTCCTTCTCCTTAGTGATCACTTTGTATTCAAGACCTGCTTCCTTGTAGGCTTCAATCAAACAGTCATTGATTACCCGTTCAACGTCTACCCTGTTTGCACAGGGTATATCGATACCAATCATATACAGTAGCATCGCGGCTGTTTTATAAGCCGATGTCTTTCCGAATCCACTTTCGAACTCTCTGAGAACCGACAGGAGATCAAAGATCCGCGTGATGTGATGGTATCGTGTTTCATACACCGGATTCATGAAACACGGTAAACTCGAACCATCCGTCTTCATTGACACTTCTGACTTTGTGGATTCATTGTAGTTGATCTCCTCATTGTAGGGATATACATCAATGATACCAAACTTAGGCATCATGCTGAATGGTATCCTATTACCAATCAGATTCTTCGTGTTCAAGTCTTCATTGCCGGGAACATAGCTACTAACGTTGAGCCAATCTGATATATCATTCTTGTCCTTTATAGAGTCGAAGAGAGTCGCAATGAAAAAGTGCTGATCGAATGATAAAATTTCATCAGCATCATGTTTGACCTCCGAGAATAAGTCGATCAAAGCATTCCTGAATACACGTTTGTTCTTTGCATCCGGATACGAGAGGGAATAATTCGTGAACGGCTGTAAATAATCACGGATCTTCGCGCGCCCGAAATCATGAATGACGGTGGTTCCATCTCGCATAGTTGCGGCGTTTCCCATATGAAGGTCAAAATGGACAAACTGTCCATCAATATGTAGAATGGTTCTCAAAAGTTCACCTAGATGGGTCATTCGTTCCTTCCCGCTCAATGTAAAGATATCAGGGTTTTGATAGCGAGTGACAAGACCATACCAATCATACCTACCATACGTACCATCCATTGCATCTTTCCATTTATCGGTCCGCCCGGTCACTTCTCTGTTGGTCCTATCTTTGTCAACCTTATAGACACCATTACTTGCCCAGACGTTCGTGTGCATCTGAACAAAGGGATCTAATTGTTTCGTACCGAACCAACCCTTGATCGCGCGATGAACACGCATTTCAGTGCCGTTAACGCGGATCATACGAACAACGGCCCTGTATTTTTTAATCAAGTCCTCGACTGTCTTACGTTTGTCCTCATAAGGAGCCGGGTATTCGCTCATCATTTCATCAATATCATATGGATCATCAAACCATGATGTATCGAGCGGGTAATCAAATTTGCTTCGGTCATAGAAGACTAATGTATCTGCACCACCTGCAATCAATTCTCCACCCTTCATGGGCTGTGTTTGGAGCATGTGCTTACGACACTGAACCTTGCGAAGAGTCCGACCGCGGCGTTGAAGAATAGACTTAGTGCACACCGCAATAGCACCCTGTTCCTTCGTGGATCCGGGACGTATGCGAATGGTCTTTTTGACCTTCTTGATACACCTACAAAACCGCTCGACCTGCGGTTCCCTCATTGTTCAATCGCAGAAGAATATATCCTCGCAAAAGATAAACACAATGGGCGGTGGTCTTCTCCAGCTCGTCGCATATGGTGCTCAGGATGCATACATCACCGGAAACCCGCACATCACGTTTTGGAAGGTGCTCTACAAGCGCCATACCAATTTCGCGATGGAGGCGATGCGCGTGAACTTCACTGGCTCGCCGACGTACGGACAGCGCTCCGTTGTGGTGGTGAACCGTAACGCCGACCTCATGTTCCGCACGTACCTCGAGGTGACGCTGCCCGACACGCGCAAGACGGCTACGAATGCCGCCAATGACGTGCTCTGGACTACGGGTGGCCGTCGCCGTCTCGGATACCTGCTCATCCAGCAGGTGGAGATTGAGATCGGTGGCCAGATCATGGATCGCCACTACGGTGAGTGGATGTACCTGTGGGAGTCGCTGTCCTCACCGTATGACCAGTCGGTTCGCCTCGACCAGATGCTCGGCGCCAACGTGGCCGGCACCTACTCCACCCCGGCTGGCTGCAACGGCCGCCCGGCGGTTCTCTACATCCCGCTCCAGTTCTGGTTCTGCCGCAACCCGGGTCTGGCGCTGCCGCTCATCGCGCTCCAGTACCACGAGGTGCGCCTGAACTTCATCTTCCGTCAGGCGACGGACCTGGTGCAGAACACATATGATGGTACGAACCTGTGGTCTGGCGGTGTCGCTGCCGCTGCCGCTGCCCTGCCGCGCTTCAAGGATGCGGCGGTCTACGTGGACTACATCTACCTCGACACGGATGAGCGTCGCCGCTTCGCACAGCAGACTCATGAGTACCTGATTGACCAGCTCCAATATGGCCTGCAGCAGTCCATCACCTCGCAGACGGTTCGCCTGGACCTGACGCTCAACCACCCGGTCAAGGAGCTGGTGTGGGTCTACCAGGATGCTCGCGTGCTCGATTGCTCACTGGTTGCGCCCGTTTCCAGCGGCGGCCTCGGCACCAACAACACCCAGCCCTTCCAGTATGCGGATATCGCCAACCGCTGCCGCCTCCAGCTCAACGGCCAGGACCGCTTCGACGAGCGCTACGGTGACTACTTCTGGAAGGTTCAGCCCTACCAGCACCACTCGGGCGGCGCCTTTGAGCCCCACGCGTTCACCCAGCCCGTTGGTCAGACGGCGCAGGGAGCAGTCTACGTGGTCTTCACTGCGGCTGTTACGTATAACAGCACAACCACTGGCGCCATTTCTATCAAGGCGAACACGGGTAGTGCGACTCTTGCGACGATTGCTGGCCAGCAGATGACGATCGTGAATTCGACATTCAACTCTGCGTTCGCGACACCGTCTACGGACATTGGTGCTGCTGCCGAGGCTGTTCCGGCCGGCACAGTGATCACGGTTAACGGAACGACCAGCGTCGGCACCTTGGGCACTGCTGCTGTGGGCACTGGTACCGCAACGTTCTACGCGATCTATGATCCGAACAACGTCATCGCCGATCCGGTCACGGGTGGTGCACTGGGCTTCCAGCAGGTCAACTCGTCGGGCCAGGGCAGCACGGCGGGCGGCTACACGCAGTCGATCAACCCGATCAACGTCTACTCGTTCTCGCTCGCACCCGAGGAGCACCAGCCGTCTGGCTCGTGCAACTTCTCCCGCGTGGATACCACGACCCTGGTGTTCGATTCGATCACGGGTGCGGACGGCAAGGCGCTGGCGGCTGGCTCCTTCCCGAGTAAGAACTACCCGTACCTGTTCCGCATGTACGCCGTGAACTACAACATCTTCCGCGTCATGAGCGGCATGGGTGGCCTGGCGTACTCCAATTAAATCACGGCGAGTACAATGCTGTCCGTTTATATAGAAAGTATGGTAACTGATTAAATGGCCAGACATTGTCATTCGTCTATGTACAACTCGCTTATTGAAATGGGAATGGATGATCGTTGGTCAAGATATAGAGGCGGTGGGTATACAGAAGCACATCAGATTGGACCGTATAAAGTTGAAATGGTAGACGAAGGTCTAGATAAACGAATCTTACTTTGGAATCCCGCGAAACCATGTATATCTATGGTTATTGAAAAACAAAGCAAAGAAGCCGTACTTGATTTAGTAGAATATGATGCCGATTGTGCGACTCCACAAATGACTCGTGGAAGTGGAACTCGTGATATGATTAACTTTGCACTAGAACTTTTGAAACAACAAGGTGCAACCAAAGTTCAGTTGTCGGATAAGTCGCGAATAAGATGCGGGAATAGTAAAGTCAGATTAGGACTCATGTATTTTCTAAAATACGGACACACATGGTACGAGAAGTATTTTGGGTTTCATCCCAGAGATCACGCAGATGATTATGCTGAACTTAAGCGTAGAAGATTGGAATTGGACACGGAGTTCCTTGCAAAACAACCATGTGAGTATTTCACAGATGATGTTCTTCAAGATATTCTTTCGAGAATCGGTTACAAGTTTTTACAATCCATCGTATGGGAAAAGGAACTCGCTTAACTACGCCTCGTATAAGGAACCACCAATAGACCCAGAAGAACAATCAGCACCACAGTATCGAACACGCCGACGATCTTCTTATACTTGACCGGCAGCTCGTGGGTTCCAGGAGGCACACCACCGTAAGGCTTGGCCCATCCGATCAACCCGCCTAACAGCGTAGGGCCGAGCTTGTCGTTGCAGTCGTAAATGTAATCATACCACGCCATCAACACATATGCAGTCATTGCGAGAACAAACGCAAGGACTACTTCATGTTCCCATGCCTTCGGGTGCGGCATCCAGAATACGAACAGAATGAACAATGCAAAGACGATGCATTTTTCATTCAGATAGAGAGGGGTGCCGAAGAGTCCACCGCCCATTTATACTTTCAGGTCAGTTTTTGTGATATCCGTGTTGGGTGCGCAGCTTCCAATGCCCCTCGTCTGCTGCATCATAATCGGCGCTGGGTTATCTGCTCCTGGACAGTTCGCGTGTTCGTGACCTAAGATGTGACCCATCTCATGCGAAACAACGTATTGACGATACCCGTCGAGCGTCTGGCCACTCTTTGAAGATCCATGTAACCACCTCATCGCATTCAGATACATGTTGCGACCTCCCACTTCTGCACACGACAGATTATCTGGTAAGCCACACGTCTTCGTGATGGTTGCGGGCGACGACAATCGAATCGTCACATTGGGCTTGTTCTTCACCAGTTCAAAGCGGTATCCATGCGCCTCCCACCCGCCTGGGTCGGCTAAGTAAATCTGAAGTAACTCTGCAAACTCCTCCTGCGAATACCGGACATCCGGATCCACACGAGCGACATACCTGATCTTCATTGCTTCTAAGAAACGAAAAGTCTGACGCCAATCCAAATCAGTTCAATGCCTCTCGTCAAGTGCGCCCACTGCAAAAAGCGGACACACCTCACGTTCACATGCCAGTGTCCCGCGGTCTTCTGTTCCAAGTGTCGCATGCCCGAAGTCCATGAATGTAAAATTTATCAACCTGCGAAGGTTGTGCTAGAGAAAGTTGAAGCTGATAAGCTCACTCGATGTTGAGAAGCTCCATGAACACACCCATGATCTTTGCTGTCTCTTTACCATCGTAGGTACTGTTGAGGACAGACATCACGATCGCATTGTCGCGAATGATGATCTCTACATCCAGGATCTCATCGAAGAGGCCCTTGAAGTTGACGATCCAGCGCGGCTCGTTCTCTGGAGTGTTGTATGCTCTAGCGGAGGCAGCACCGCGGACAAGGTTGTGAAGACGGTCGAGTGCATCTGATACTGCGTTGTCGATATTGATACTCATTTTAGCTGACCTCCTTTTGCTTGTGGAGTGGTGGATTCGTTTTCAAAAAATGGATTTCTCAGACACAGAATAGGAATACCTCAATGGCTTCTCTTCCTATGCGCGTTTCTGCCGTGTCTGATGCTATCGAAACCGTCGTCCCCTACGAAATGACTCACTCTGTTGCTGCGGCCCTTCGCGTTCCTGTCTTCACCTACATCACCCGCGAAGACCCGGTATACATGACCGTGGAGCAGTTCTTCATGGGTATCGCAGAGGTCACAAAGGGTAGTCCTGACCACGACCGCATCCTTGACCGTCTGCCTGGGTACCTGTCTTCGCATGTGGGCGGCCTCTACGATGACCTCCTCGCCTTACGGGCCGAGATCTCTAAAAACGAAAAGACAATCACCACGGCAGGACGGTAATCCCCCTACGACTATATACAATGCCTATCTGCAACTTCATCCAAGCTAACACCCATCAACCCTGCCGAGTACATTGCCACGACCGTCACTGTGGCGTCCACACACGCCCTGCTGAAATGTTAGGACCCGTTCGCCCAGGTGGCTGCGAACACTACCGCACTGGACCGTATCGCTGGTGTACCCACAATGCCGTAGACGGTGAACGACTCTGTAGAAGGCACGTAGACCAACGTGATTTCGATGCCCGCGAACGCCGTATCCAACAAGATGCGAGATGGGGACTGCTCGTCGAGCAGCGTCAGCAACCTGCCCGACATGTCGACATCCTTCAACGCATGGCGGTAGCAGCGGTCATCCCCGACCTACAACGCCTGGCCCAGGATTCCCAGAACGTCCACACGCCTGCGGTCAACCGTCAGACCAAGGCGGGTGAGGATCGTCTTCTCGCAGTCGCAACGGATGGGCGTCAGGTCGGTCTTCGCATCCTCCGAGTCTTCTCTGCTCGAGCGGGTGTATTACGCGACGTATTGTACGTCATGAATGACGTCAACGACTGGTATAACAGGACAATGATCCGCGTTCCAGGCGACCGCCTCTATGGCCGCCTCCTCGAAGGTCTTTGGGCTCTCATCGACAGCCAGCCACGCGAAGTCAAGAGCGAGCTGATTACCCGCCTCTGGGAAGAGATGTCTGAGTCTGTCGGCCTCTGCAGCGAGGGCCACATCTCCCGCCTGGTCAACGTCATGGTCGGCTTTGACGACAACTTCAAGCCACCCGTTTCGCTGGGCGAGGTCCTTCAGACCAAGATCGCAGCCATCGCTGCGATGACCATCCCTACGTCAGGCAAACTGTCGCAAGCCCGAGCCTTCATGACCGATCTCGGTCTACCCGCCTCTGAACAAGCCCCCTGGCTTGAGGCCCTTGAGTAACTCACTCACCCCAAATTTTTACATTTCTGAAAACGAATTCACAGACGTCACATAATGACTAGAAACACCTTCGCTTTCAGAGAATCCTAAAAATGAAATGCTCTATCTGCAATCGCGAGGGACACATCAATCATTCGTGTACAATGAATACTCCGGCATCAGAAAGTGGGAAAGTCAATAGTCAGTGGAAGGCTTATAAGGAACATATTGAGAGCCATCCCAATTACAAGTTTATACCAGAGGAAGTGAAGAGAAATTGGACATGTGTATCGAAGGGTGGTACGAATCCTAGGAAGGCTTATTGGGACGAAAAGCAGAAAGAACTGATAGAATCGGGGGCAATCCCTCCACAATCCTCGCTCGTGAACGTCGCGCGCCATGTACATCCTACAAAGAAGCACACGTGTGAGAAATGCGGAGCTGAACACTCTATATACTTCATATATCCAACCAAGAACACATGGAAATGGCTGGCTCAGATTGGCGTTGAGCGCAGCGAACAGAATATATTCGATATTTACGCTGCAAGCGATAAGAAGCAGGAGTTTGAACGTTATTTCGGACTGCCCATCCACGAGCTTGAAACTCAGTGTAATAATGATCGGTATACGGGTTCTAAGCTATCACCTGGCGTCCTTGGTAATCCTCCAGATAGACTTGATGGATTTCACTCATACAACAGTATCTGCGGGTGCAGGTATATGCACGACAAGGGACGCGGTGAGGCTAATATGAAATCCTACACCCGCGATAGAAGGGCGTATGAGCTGCTATCTGATGGAAACTGTCTGCAAGCAAATGCCTTAATGGGAGGACTTAATACAGTTACGGCGCAATGTTTCAAGTGTGGGAAGGTTGAGAAGATGACTGCAGACCATATTGGACCTATCTCGTTGGGGTTTGTCCACGATACAGTAAACTTTCAGGCCTGTTGTAATGCATGCAACAGCAATAAGAATAATCGAATGACGAATGAAGACGTGGGAAAGATTAAGGCGATGGAGGGAGCTGGTAAGACACTGGTGTCTTGGTGGGCAGCAGATGCATGGGAGAAGAATAAGGACAAAAATATCGCTTCGCTACGAAGCGCTCTTGATGATAATACGAAGAAGTTCCTATGTATTATGGTGTGGTTGAAGATGAACAATCGGAGCGTGTTGGAAACGTTTGTCGATGAATTCTACATGAATCACGACAAGTCATATACTATTCGTAACATAGAGATTTCAGGTGGTGTTATTACGTTTGAACACACAGAGAAGATATCGTCGAAGAAGACGAAAAGTGCACAGGTCAAGCGAACTAAACAGATTCTGTTGGAGATAAACGAGAAGGCGAATAGGAAAAATAAGGTTTGCTTGTCTACGGCCGAGCAAGCGTATTTGAGCGATATTCGTGTTGATACGTTCAAGAATAAGATTTGTAAAGTGCTTGCAGGCTTATAGTGTCGGATAAATAGTTAACATAAGGACTGATTATTGAGCTCGAGAGTTCAAATCCTACACTCTCCTCATATGGTTCTAAGAACCCAATCGCATCTCTGATGCTGATATATTTTTCCTTCTTAATCACCGGTAGAGGTTGATCATACTGTTTATGTATATGACCGATTATGAACACTCGTTCTCGTTTCTGGGGAACAGCGAAGTCGCATGCGTTCAGTTTGAATATGGATACCTTGTATCCTAGGGTTGTTGCGATTCCTTTGATCTCATCAATCACTAGTTGTTTCTTCTCGTTTTTCATAGATAGGATTCCCTTGACGTTTTCCATCACAAAGCACTCTGGTTTGTAGCGCTCGATCATATCGAAGTAATCAACATACAGCTTGTTCCTCTTGTCTTCGCTATCCCTATTTCCGGCCAATGAGAATCCTTGACAAGGAGGGCCACCTATTATAACCCCAATCGCGACTCCCTCTAGGGCTTCTTTGATTCTATCCTTGACCTTGCTATCACAGATGTCGCCTATGACGTACGTTGTGTTCTTATGATACTTCGTGTTCTCCTTTTCATTTGCTAACTTAGCGTCAAGTTCATTCGATACTACTATTGCAAACCCTTCTTGGCTAAACCCGATCGACATGCCTCCAACACCTGAGAACAAATCCAATGTGTTCTTGTTTATGATGTCGTTCTTGATGACGCCTGCAATGAATCTAGCTAGTAGGGGAGGGACTGCGTTTCCTATCTGTTTGATGGCTGAGTTCTTATTGTCGCTGAACTTGAAGTCAAGCGGGAAACTCTGAATGATACCGGCTTCTCGAACGGTAATCATTCGATCTTTCGCAGGGTGTAGATTTGAGCTATTAGGCAACCTTGAGAATTGCGCGGTGATTGTAAACCCCGGTTTGGTATAGTCTAACCTGCCGTACAGGGTCGTCCTCCCTCCCGTTTTCCTAATGTTCGTCAATCGCTTGGAAGCCGTAATCGTTATAGGAATGTCTTTCCAGTTACCACCCGGTTTAATATGGCTGGACATTGTTAGCTCAAGATTGCTTAGCTTTTGAGATACATGATTATAAATGGTCACCGCTTTAGGAGTTCCGAAATACTTGCTAACGAACTCATTATCCAGGGCATATAACTCGTAGATTCTGGTTTCTCGTTCACACGCCGACATATTCTCTAGCTCTACGACGCTATCGAAGATGTCCGGTAACGGGAGGTTGTTAAGTTCGTTGATACTTACATGGTTGTTCCCAGAGAACAAGTCAAAGTAACGCCTAATCACGTTGCTGTTCAGAATATGATTCATTGTGTGAATATATCTGTCGTCCACCATGATGTAGTTACAGCTATTACTGATAACAAACGTAGCATCCAGAATCGTGAACGTCAGTCTATTCTGCGAGTTCATATTGCAGATCTGCTGACATACTAGCTTCCTGTTCGTGATGTTGATTTTCTTCTCTTGAACTGTTTTGCTTGAAATGTACTCGGTAATTGAATCCAAGGACTGAATCGTCCTGCCTCTTACGAGTGGATGTTCTGTTTTTTCGGCAGTGATCACTGGTTTGTCGAGCGTCACGTCAATGTTTCCTCTTCCGCATTTCACGATAGATTGATAGCTCTTAAGCTTGGGGAATGTCTTGAGTTTATCAATGAACTCTGAGTCTAGGTCTGTTATGGGAATGATAGAATACTCATTATCCCTTATGCGATTTATAGTGAGGACCTTCGAGTTATTCACAACGATATCCCCATTGTATTCGCATGTATGGTAGTGGATGTTTTTAGATTGAGCCCTTGTGATGTCTACCACACATATACTCTGTGTAATATTGGGAAATACACTGGTCTTCTCGGGGAATCTGAACACATTCTCAATAGATAGCGTATCGAGTATATGTTTCCTGATATCGAAACACGATATGTTAGTAAGCAGTTGTGACGGACAAATCACGATCGCATGCCCATCATCCTCTAATAGAGAAGTGATCCGTTCGATGGATACAATATATGTGTCCATCATACCGCTCACCGAATGATGATAATACTTCAGGTCCTTGAGTTTTTTCTTGTAGCCGACGTTTGATTTCAGGTTTATGAAGGGAGGGTTTGAAAGCACAATACTAAACGTATTGGTCAGCGCAGCTATGTCTAGTAACCCATCGCTTACGCGGAAATTATGAATATACTCGTCAACGGCTATAGGTAGTGAGTTGTTCTTTATCCAGCAGTACAGCTTCAACTTGAAGACTGTGATTGCGGCTTCATCAATATCAATGAACACTGCGTTCCGAATAACGCTTCGGATGATTGCATCGTTATGTTTAGTTTTCAACAGGTCAAGATAGCTCATGAACAGATTACCTGTTCCACAGCAGAAGTCAAGCGTTGTTGTCTTGTCGTGAATGTTGATATCCACTTTATTTAGAATAGCCGTGAAGAACTCGGGGTTAGTGTAGTATACACCAGTTGAATGATCAAACTTATTCACGCTGCATAGCTGTTGATATAGCTCGGTAGTTTCTATTGCTGTTCCTGCAATTACTCGCTGTAACAGTGACTCGGGTGTAGCGTCATCTGAAGGCTTGGGCGACAGTATCTCAACAAGGTCACCCTTCTTCTTACCACTGTAGCCCTTGATACCCTTCTCCTTACAGATCGCAATCAACTCTTCGCGAGTTTTCGTCGAATAATCAATTGTGGGTTCCTGCATCGATACTGTTGACGTGGTGTCGACCTTTACAACACCATCATTCGTTTTTTGAGGGTATTCTTCACCCTTCCACATTATGATATACCCTCGTGAAACCTTAAAGCTCGTCCATAGTGCGTAGGGCCAGACAATCCATTTTTCTGAAAACGAATTGTTCGCATTTACGATTCACCAGTGAGCCCCCCGCCCTACAGTATCCTATCCTACTACTCACACTACTACAATGTCTTCGCTCAACAACCT